AACAAAGCGCATACAACTTTTATTGACACTATTATTAAGCATGAACACAACGGTCGTATCCATGCTGATATCAACCAGATCCGGTCGGACGATGGGGGGACTGTAACCGGTCGCTTTAGTTATAGTAACCCCAACCTACAACAGATACCGGCACGGAATAAAGATCTAGGACCAAAGATCAGAGCATTGTTTGTACCAGAAAAAAATCATACCTGGGGTTGTTTTGATTACTCGCAACAAGAGCCAAGAATTGTGGTGCACTTTGCATCACTGTTAAAGCTAGAAGGTTCACAAACTATTGTCGATCAATACCATGCGGGGGAAGCTGACTTCCATCAGATGATTGCAGACATGGCCGGCATTGAACGGAAGCAAGCGAAAACTATTAACTTAGGTTTAATGTATGGCATGGGTAAGAACAAATTGATGGCGGAGCTAGGCTTACTAAAACAAGCCGCAGAAGATTTGATTCGTACCTACCATCAGAAAGCACCATTTGTTAAAATGTTATCTGAGCAAGTGTCACGGCGCGCTGATGATAGTGGTAAGATTAGAACCATTGGCGGTAGGCTTTGTCATTTTGATTTATGGGAGCCACATGGTTTTGGGATTAAGAAACCATTGCCGCATGCAGATGCGTTGAGGGAGCATGGCCCGGGCATTAAACGTGCTTTTACCTACAAAGCGTTAAACAAATTAATACAAGGTAGTGCGGCGGACATGACAAAACAATCTATGCTCGCATTATATCGTGAGGGTATTATACCGCACATACAAATACATGATGAACTTGACATATCAGTAGAGTCACCAGAACAAGCAGAAAAAATAATTAATATTATGGAAGCGGCAGTAGAATTAAAAGTACCTAACAAAGTAGACTTTGAAGAGGGTACTAACTGGGGTGATATACATTAAGAATGCCGGATACTAAGAAATAGCATCCGACATATGAAGGTGAGAAGATTTTTTTATAATAAATTAAAATAAACTCTTGTCAAATGAAATAAAGTATCTATATTATCCCATAGTATAACATAAAAGAAGGAATAAAAATGCCAGATACAAGTAAATTTAAATCGGTTTCAGTGTCCGTATCGACACATAACCAATTGGAAACATTAGCTAAAACAAGATTTGAGGTACCAGTAAGTATACAAAAATTTATTAGCTTTATGTTAGAGAAAGAAACTAAAAAAAAGAATGGAAAACGTGCCAAAGCTAGTTGAGACAATTTGCCCACGCTGTGATGGTAATGGTTACATTCGAGTAACCCCAGTAATTGCCACTGTGGGGGACACTAGCGCTGAAACTGATTGTCCGATGTGTGAAGAAATAATTACGCACATGGGTCAACGCATTACTACCCATAATGGTTATGTAATGTTGCCAATAGAAGACACTAGAAAAAATATAGAAGGTGGTAGAGAATCAAAAACCAAATGGTCTGGCGAAACGTTGCCGGAAGTAGGTAAATGATGCCACTAAACCCGGAGGATGAGTACGGATGGTAACAACAAGTAGATCTGTTAAAAGAATTAACAACTGTCGTGATATGTTTACTAAAGCGCAGTGTCCAAGAATGCGCACAATGTGGAAACGTAATTACGAAACATTAATGAAACAATATTGGGAGGATGTAAGTGGAAGAATACTCACCGCCGCTGGGCAAGTACATTAACACCGCTTTATTGCTGATTGTGTGGTATTTTTGTTTAGCACTTTTAGTTGTAAATTTTAGATATATAGGTAAACTAAACCATACTATAGATACGATGTGGCACGAAATTGAACAGGTGAAAGATACTAATATTAAACTGTACCAATTTATCGAGGAACATGGAAATGACATTACAGGACGATAAAACTATGAGAGTACAAATTCCTAACAGGATGCCTACGGCATTATTTAATTTACCTATAGACGGTAGAGAAGTAACTTGTTTTTTGAATTATAAGATAATTGATACTGGGGTTGTGCCTTTAGCTTTGTGGGTTAGAATAGATAAAACCGATACTTATTTAGATAGAGAACTAAGAGCCGGTGGCAAAATGATTTCTAGATGTTTACAAAATAACGAATCTTTAAAAGACATAGCGGAAACACTAACTGCGGATAATACGATAGGTATAATGGCGAACTATGTAGATAAAAATTTAGAAGATATTGTTATGGCAGTGCCAATTATAAAAAAACAACGCATGCTGTCAACTGATCCGTATGCAGCAAGATTAAAGGAATAGTATGCCGGACACTGAAGAATTAGAAATTATATGGATTCCTGAAGAGGAAACTAAACATTCGTTAATGATAGAAAACGAACAAGGGGTTAATGAGTTGGTAGATCTACCAGCGAGCACAGTCGATCGGATCTGCAAGAAGAAGTACGGACACACTAACTGGGCCCGTATGGGTGCTCTTTTTCCTGAAGAGTTAACCCGTAATCCACATGAAATAGATTATTTAGAAGGTATTGTTTATTTTAAAAACCCGAGAATGGTGTGAAGCTAATAAGAAAGTATGATTATCCCTCTAGTACCCGCGCTAGTATCGAAGGTCTTCGACATTATAATGTCGATGGCTCTACAGAACGGTTACCATCGGTTACGACAGTGCTTGGTGAAACTCAGGAGTCTAGTAAAAGAGATTCTTTGCAGCGATGGCGAGATAAAGTAGGGCATGAAGAAGCCCGACGCATTACCCAAGCAGCTGCGGCACGTGGCACATCAATGCATATGTACCTGGAGAAGTATTGTCTTGGTGAAGGCTACCTGGATCTAACGGATACCGGTAATGTGGCCAAACATATGGCAGAAAAAATAGTGGACCGAGGCATTGACAACAGACTTACAGAGATATATGGAAATGAAGCCACGCTTTATTATCCAGGTTTATATGCTGGTAGTGTCGATTTAGTTGGACAACTAGATGGAAAAATTACTATTATTGACTTCAAGCAGACTAATAAACCGAAACAAAGAGAATGGATCGGGGATTATTTTCTGCAGATGGCGGCGTATGGTATGGCTCATGATGCAGTTTACGATACAACTATTGAACAGGGGGTGATTTTGATGTGCTCAAAAGATCTTTACTATCAAGAGTTTAAGATAGAGGGTGAAGAGTACAGGCAAGCAAAACATGAGTTCCTGCGTCGCCTGGATAAATTTTATACGAGGAGTTAATATGTACTGGGTTATCACAATAATGTTAATGTTTAATGGCACTGATACTACAATACAACGAGAATACAAAATTAAAAGTTTTCAAGATGATTGGGCTTGTCATGAGTTTATTCACGAAAACAAAATTTTGTTAATAGGTCAGCATATAATTGACTATGGTGACAATCTAAAAAGTTTTGAGTTATTTTGTGAAAGCAGGTATGGCGAAGAAGTGTGACATTTATGCAACACTTAGCTCTTCCACTATAAGGGAAGATTTGACCCTAGCATGTTCATTTTGTATGAGTTTTCAAAACAGGCGGTAGTGGTGGTAATTGAACTAAAGCTATGATATTATTAAAGAAAGTGTCTACCACGACGGTATTTCTAGGCGGTAGAGGCGGTAGAAGCAAGTTAAAAAATGGCAGTTTTTGCACACTTGGCGCGATAGAGTTTTTTGGTGAAGAAAAATAAACATTGGGGGGTCAAAATCTCCCTTATAGTATAGAAGTAAATATGATTAGAAAAAAGAAAAAGCCAACTGTAATTACAACACCTAAGGGTGAACCAAATATGGTTAAGGTAGGTTATAGAGACATAGAAATAGAATGGATTGCACCTGATTTTAAGTTAGATGAGTTGACTGATTGTTTTGGTCAATACAAAGCACGAGAAGGTGTAATACAAATACAAGATTCTTTATGTGGCCAAGAAAAAACAAACACAGTTTTGCATGAAATTATGCACGCATGCTGTTATGGTGCCGGATTAAACCAAGCTGACATGCCATTAAAAGATGAAGATAAAGAAGAAATAGTTATAAACCAACTTAGTAATTATCTTATGGGTGTATTTAGAGATAATCCTTGGTTTCTTGACTATATTAAGAAAAATATGAATGAAAACAATAAGTGAAGACATCTTAGATTGGTCTAAAAACTTTATAGAAAAGCCTAATGAGTATTTAGGTAATGTACCGGTATGCCCTTATGCTGCTAAAGCCAGGCAAGACAACGCTCTAAAAATAATAGAAGTACATAAGAACTACAATCTTATAGACAAGATTGTAGAGGGCACAGAACTGATAAAAGATCCAAAAACAGACATAGTAATTGTTGCCTGTACTGATATAGAAATAACAGTAGAAGAGCTAAACATACTTATAGACGGCTATAATGTAGTATTTGTACCACAAGACATTTACCTGATGGCATCTCATCCTTATGACGATGAAGAGGACGAACCAGTGGAGTTTTTAGACACAGAAGGTTGGGAACCAGATAATGATTTTTTAATGGTATTAATACAGAATTATGATAAGTTAGAGCGAGCCAGTAATATGATGCGCAAAAAGGGATACTATGATAAGTGGCCCCAAGATTATTACGATGGTACAGTTAACAAAAGAAAATCTTATAGGAGATATCGACATGGTAGGCATGAAAAAAAGAGCTAAGAAAAAATTAGTAGGTGGTCAAAAAACACTTGATAAAAATAATGATGGTAAAATATCAGGCAAGGATTTTGCTATGATGAAACGTAAAAAAGCTATGGGTGGCGGTTCTATGAAGAAACGCGTTAAAGCTATGGGTGGCGGTTCTATGAAGAAACGAGTTAAAGCTATGGGCGGAGGCGCTATGAAGAAACGTGCTAAAGCTATGGGTGGCGGTTCTATGAAGAAACGTGCTAAAGCTATGGGCGGCGGCATGATGAAGAAACGCATGAAACGTGGTGGCAAAGTAGGTAAGTAATGGTTAAGTCAAAAGAAGATCCAAAAGGATTTAATCAAACTAACAGAGTTCTTGTTTCTGAAGACAAAAAAGTTATTCTTAGAAACAAAATGAACAAAGACAAAACTAAACAAGAGGTTTATGTAAGCGGGCCGGATAAAGCTGGTCCTAAAGGTTTTAGTAGAAAAAGTAAAATAACAAAAAAAACAAAACCCGGACTTTCTTATTCAGATTCAGTTTCAATTGAAAAAACTATGAGTGAATACGATAAAGAGACATTAAAAAATGATAAACCTAGTTTAAAAATAGTAAATGCTTACGGAAAGAAAGTGAGGAAAGACTAATGGTTGGAATGAAAAAAAGAGTTAAAGCTATGGGCGGCGGTGCTATGAAAAAACGTATCAAAAGACGCGCAGGCGGTGATACACACGTAACCAAAGACGGTAGAACAGTTAAAAAAGGTTTATATTATTATATGAACCGAGCAAAAAAAGCTGGCAAAAGTAAACCGGGTAAAGGTTCTGTTACTGACAAAGCGTTAAGAGCATCTGCTAAAACTGCAAAGAAACCGGCAAAGCCAAAAAAGACTAGCTAAATGGCTATCTCCAGGGGGAATATAGCTAAGACCACTACTGGTCCAGGGGCTAACTATCGCAAGACTAAGTCTGGCGCAGGCATGACCAAAAAAGGTGTGGCTGCATATAGACGTGCTAATCCTGGTAGTAAACTTAAAACAGCAGTTACCGGTAAAGTTAAAAAAGGTAGTGCTGCAGCAAAAAGACGTAAATCATATTGCGCAAGATCATTAGGTCAGTTAAAAAAAGCATCTGCTAAAACTAGGAATGATCCTAATTCTAGAATAAGACAAGCAAGGAGACGATGGAAATGTTAAATTGTGAAACATGTGGACACAGCTGCCATTGTTCTAATGGTAGTCGTTGCGCTTCTTGTCAATGTTATAACTGTGTTCATGATAAACAAAAAACTCAAAAATATTATGATTCATTAGCAGAAGAATATAAACAAATTTAAACGGGGGTTGTATGAAATTATCAGAAGATACGCCGGTAAGTTTACCTGCTAAAAATCTTATTGCTATTGTTGCTGGTGCAGTCATGGCTGCTTGGTTTGGTTTTGGTGTTATAGAGAGACTTAATTCTATTGAGACACAACTACAGCTTATAGAAAAAGATATAGAAGCTGCAAATGAGTTTATTGCCGGAGTACCCAAAGGCGAGATGGTCAGTCCACAGATTCAAGAGCTCTACATGTTGACAGAATTTCTTGCAGGTGATGTAGAGAAACTAAAAGAAGTTATAGAAGACAACGTTCCTAATATTGAAAAGAATGAAATGACTATACAGTTTCATGAAGATCGTATTATAGACATAGAGGATAGAAAAAATGGGACTCATTGAAACAGTTATTATACTTAGTTTATATGTTTATGATGGTGGTAATAAAAACATAGAAGGTTGGTATCACCAAGATAATATAAGCACTTGTCTAGCTGCAAAAAGATTAGCCGAACGTAATTCCGGCAATCAAGTACAATATACTTGCACATTAGAACAATGTATGATGACAACAGATCAAACAGGTGTTAAACATTGCGATAAGATTATTAAAGACTAACTCGGGGGAGACATGGAAATTCAAGACATTAAGAAGTATTTTATATACATACCAGTGGTAGCTGCGGTGCTATCTTCATTGTACTATGGTATAACTACATTTAATTCTACTATTCAATCTATTGAAAAAGCTGCGATTGATATAGAAATGATTCGTAAAGATCTAAGTTATTGGGAAAATGAAATGACCAGAACTAAAGAAGATTTTACCAGAGAACTGACACGTATGGCTACAGAATTAGCAGAAGCATCGGCTTTTGTTGACGCCAGCAGAGACAGCTCATATAAAACTGCAGACTCAGTAAGACAAAACAGTTATGATATAAAGGAACTAACCCGACAGCTTAATGGTGGTTGGTAATGGAAATTAAATTTTATGTTATTACCTTTTTACTTATCGCTGGATACTTACTATCAGCAAACCAGGTATATGCAGCCAATGAATATCTCAACAGCGGCAGCGGCCATTGTAGTACCGGTAGCATTGAGCCTTATTTTGATTATTCTATAAGAGATAGTGAAAGTCATAGTGGTACTTACTTTACAAATAATGGTGAAGTAACTACTTTGATGTATCCTAATGGACCAAACGTATCTGATGAATGGCGTGGTGGTATAAGGTTTAGATTCCAACTAGGTTCGACTTGCAACAAACAATTTAAAAAACACAACAAAGAATTAAATGCTTTACGTATAGAATTAGAGTTATTGAAGCTATGTGGTCGTTATCAGAACCTAGAACTAGGCGAACAATTTGCTACAGTACGTGAAAAATGCAAAGATATACAACCTAAAGAATAATACTTGTAATATAGAGTAAACTTACTTATATTTACTTTCATGGGACTACCCAAGCTACTAACAGAACAACAAAAGAAATTTGCAGAATTACTTGTCTATAATGAAGGTCGTAAAACTCCTACAGAGTGTGCACAAGAAGCTGGTTATGCTGAGGGATCATGTCATGTCCGTGCTTCTGAACTTCGTAACCCAAATAAATTCCCCATTGTTGTTAAATATATTGGCGAACTCAGGGCAGAAATCCAAAAGAAATATGAAGTCAATTTTGAAAGACATATTACAGAGCTTGGCCGTATACGGCAAGAAGCTTTGGCTAAAGGTGCTTTCTCTGCTGCTACAAATGCTGAAGTGGCTAGAGGTAAAGCTGCAGGTTTATATATCGAACAACGAATAAGCTTAACAGGTAAGATAGAAGATTTATCTATTGAAGATTTAGAAGCTAAAGCTAGAAAGATTATTGAAGAGAACAAAGTATTAATCGAAGGAGATTTTACAGAAGTGGATAAAAATGAGAAGAGCTAAACTACACACAGAGCATGTTGCAGGCCCAGCCAAGCGTACGTCTATTGGCAACAGCCTGTTAACAAGACCCAAGAATAAACATAAAAAACGTTCATTTAAAAAATACAGAGGACAAGGAAAAAGGTGTAACTAATGACAATACCAGGAACTACAGCAAGAGAACTTAACCTAAGGCACATGAGCTATGATGTTAAGAAATTAGTAGAAATACTAACAAAGTTTTGTGACACAGAAGCAGGACGAGATGCAGGTGTGCAATTAATATCATATCAAGGGCATGAACTACCTGTAAGAGAGTTTAATCTTAGAGAAATAAGAATGGTTGAGAACAAAATCTTAGGCGCAAAAGACAGGTACAGATGTCTAATTATCATCGACTAGTTTACTTTGAAAAACGAGTCTAAATTTTGGCACGAAGTTAAGAAAAATACACCCAATATAAAATGGACAAGGCTAGAGTCTTGGGCCTCTTTAGGCGTACCTGACCTGTTAGGATACCATGAAACCTGCGGCTTTTTTACAGTAGAACTTAAAGTAACTAAGAGTAAAAAAGTATCGTTATCACCACACCAAATATCCTTCCATATGACACACCCTGTCAACTCGTTTATCTTAGTCAAGACCCACGAGCAACGCTGCCCGATACTTTATGAAGGAGCCGCTGCCCTGGAGCTTGCTGCTTGCGGCTTGGAGCTTGCAGCTTGTCGCTTGCCGCTTGCGGCTTGGTCTGAGCTGGAGAACTTGCTGCTTGCAGCTTGCCGCTTGTAGCTTGCTGCTTGCACCTTAGAATCATTATAAACTGGCCCGGCGCTACGTTGACACTTAATCACGCTGCGGGCCCTGCGCCTACCTTGACGGAACCCGGGTTCAACAACGCGTGCCACGTCTCCCCCGGGGGTTGTTGCTGCGGAAGAAAGGATAAGACCCCGCATCAATATTTTATACCTTTAGAGCTAACCTTGGTAATACCAAGCATGCGCAGCTGGCTCTTGCTCAGCGTGCGCCCCTTGTTTAGATTCAAGAAGCTTTCAGGGCGCATCAGGTGCCCATCGGCTGCCTGATACATAAAAGTATATTTTGTTTTATGTTTAAGCATAATCAATTTATTATTTCAGATGGTACCACAAAGCCGCTAGCGTCGTGTCTGGCTTTGCCTTTAGCGGTTAACCCAATGATCACACCAGGGCCCGCGTCGGTAAATCTGGCGTCGTGTTCGTCGCCATCAATAACAGGATACCCGCGCCACGTTGCCGGCAGCTCACCCGAGAACACCACCGCCGCGCTCGTATGTTTTAGCACATCGTCCAATTTATGGTCGTTATCTTCTGCACGGCTAAAAGTTAAATGATAGTTAGCGGGTAACGTTTTATTGACAATACGATTCTCTAATTTTGTATAGTCATA